TCAACCGGGGGCGCCAGCGGACGCCGGCGGAGCCGCAGAAGGTGGCACCTCCCCCGCCTCCTCCGCCGCCGTCGCCGCAGAACTCGGGCGGGTCGGAATAGGCCCGTCGCTGTATGCGACGAACATCAAGCGAATGTTGCGAGCGGCTACACAGACGGTGCTGACCGGGTGCACGTAGTAGGTGGAGGCCCCCGCCGGGCGATACCTGATCGGGCCGACCAGGATCAGATCTCGATCAGGCGAGTCTTCGGCCTGGGCGTTCCAGTCAGCGAGCGTCCCCTCGATATAGGAGCCGTCTTCGAGTTCGCACTGCACCGTCCGCGTTGTCTTCGGGTGCCAGTCGTTGAAGAGGGTCCACCAGGAGGATAGGAGCGACCGGTGCGCGGGCAGACGCCGCACGACCAGGGCAGCGCCACCTGCGAGGAGCCCGGCCGCCGCGAGCAGGCCGACCGCCCAGGCGAAGACCTCGACATAGTGCTCAGCGATGTAGTCGCCCGGTTGTCTGATGAGCTGGCTGACGTTCGGCGTCACAGCCGGCCACGCGTGATCGACGATGACGAACAGCCCTAACGTGACCAGTTCCGCAACGACGCTCGCGAGCCCGATCGACGCCACCTCACGGAGCGGCGACGGACGATAGTCCGGCCGCTCACGCTGAACCGTTGCGACGTACACCGTCCCGGGCAGCAGCAAGGCCACGAACAGCAGTAGCCCGGTCAGTGTTGATGGCATCGGCGCTCCTCCCCATCCTTTTGTGGCGTGAGCCTATTCGGCCGAAGCGGGTGTTGCGGCGAGCCGCTCGGCGAGCCCGTCGAGGACCTTCTCGCTGATCTCCGCGGCCTGCTCGGCGTTGTCCGCGCCGAGCGCGTCGCCGACGACCTCGGTCAGCACCGGCAGCACCTCGGCCACGAGCCCAGCCTGCAGTGCCTTGGCGATGTCGGCGGCGGTGACGTTGCCCTGCTTGGCGACGAGGGTGGTGAGCTGGTTGACCTGCTCGCGCAGCGGCACGAGGGTCTGGCGGATGATCCTGTCTTCCAGCGAGCCGAGGAAGGTCTCGGGCCAGGCGCCGGGCATGCCGGGGCGCCGGTTGTCGATGAGCTTCTCGCCGGGACGGCCGTACCAGACGGTGCGGTAGATGTTGTCCAGGTCGGCGTCGTTGAGGGGCATGTCGTTGTCTCCTAGTGGTTTGAGGACGAGGTTGCGGTCGGTGGTGACGGAGCGGGTGCCGACCCGGACGATCGGCTGCTGGTTGTTGTCCTGCCAGAAGTTGACGTGCTCGCGCACGTCGCGGCGGCGCCCGGCCTGCCAGAACGCGGAGGCATGGCCGATGGCGAGGTCCATCGCGTTGCCGAACCCGTAGGCGCCGACGCGGTCGAGCCCCAGCACGGAGGCGGCGCCGTCGAGGTAGGCCTGCCACGCGCGCGGGTGGGGCACGGTGGTGCGGTCGTTGGTGAAGAACACCAGCCCGTCGTAGCCGAGGTACTCGCACCCGACGTGCGCGCGCTGGGCGTTGCGCACGCCCCCGTCGAACCCGGAGTCGGCGTCGGTGGTGTCGCCCTGGTAGACGAGCAGCTGCTTGAGCCCGGCGCGGCGGTGCTCGTCGAACTCGGCCTTGGTGGTGTGCTTCTGCAGCCGGTTGGGCGGGTTCATCAGGTTCGGTGCGGTGACGTAGCGGATCACGCCGACGTAGCCGTGCTGCTTCAGTACCGCGGCCGGGACGGTGCCGTCGGAGTAATCGGCCCACCACTGCTCGGCCATGTCAGTGCTCCTCGGTCTGGTTGGGCGTTCTGGGGACGGTCAGGCCGAGGGAGGCCGGCGGTTCCGGCGGCGTGATGCCGTGGGTGCGCATGACGAACAGCAGGGTGCCGATGTAGTCGCGCGCGGTGTCCTTCCAGGACGTGAGCGCGCCGACCTTCTCCTCCAGTGCTTTGATTCGCTGGCCCTGGCGGGCGTTCCACCCGCCGAGCAGTGCGACCAGGCCGCTGAAGATCGCGGTGATGGCTTCGGGGGACACGAGGGTTCTCCGTTCTAGTCGCCCGCCCACAGCGCCCAGAAGCGCATGTAGCCGGAGAAGGTGTTGCCGAGCAAGGTGAGCGCGTTGCCCGCGTTGTGCCAGACCACGGCGCGTAGCTGGTCGCCGTCTTGCAGCACGGCGGGGGCTTCGCAGTCCACGGGGGTGCCACCGCCGGTCTGGTTGCCCGGGGTGTTGGAGTCGAACGCGACGGACGCGGCGGCCGAGGGCGCGATGGCGTTCTTGAGCACGTAGAGGTCGCGCTCGTCGCCGTCGGAGTCGTTGGAGAACGCGAGCTTGGCTCCGACGCGGTAGAGGCCGCTGCGCCGGATAGTGATGATGGCGCTGCCGGTGGTCCACATCGGGAAGCCGTCCCACGAGCCGTTGCGCTCGGCTGCCGTCCAGGTGGGCACCACGAAGTTCGTTTCGTTCGGGACGTTGCTCACGGTGCCGGTGTGCACGAGCAGACAGTTCGGGTCCGGCGGGTCCGGTTCGGGGATCTGCTCAGCGAGGGTGTCGAGCGCGGTTTCGGTCGCTTCGGCGAGCTGCTGCAGCTGCGCGGGCCCGTTGGGGGCGTCGGACAGCGCCGGGTAGGGCAGGGTCCAGATCGGGGTGTAGGGCATGGGTTCTCCGCTCAGGCCACGTATCCGGCGCCGAGGTACTCGGCGTAGACGACGGTCGGATGCGCGGCCTGGTCGCCGCCGGCGGAGTCGCGGCCGACCTGCACGGTGAACCCGGCGGCGGCCTGCGTGGCGGTGACCCAGCCGGTCCACACCGGACCAAACGAGACCACGCCGGCGCCGCCGAAACCGCCGCCGGACGGGACGGCCGAGGCGAGCGAGCCGCCGACGAACGGGCCGCCGGGCCAGGCGATCTGGCACTTCTCCACCCCGGCGGAGGGTGCGTTCACTCCGCACACCACGGTGAGCGCCCACTTCCCGGCCCGATTGAGGGTGATCGTCGTGCCACCGGTGAGGGTGGCGATGCCCGCGCTGCGGACCGCGGAGAGGTTGGTGATGTTGAAGTAGTTCCCGGCGGTGTCGCCGACCGTGCGGCTGCCGGACCAGACGTGGGAACCGTCCGCGCCGCCAGCGACCCCGGCCAGGTCGTCGCGCAGCGCGGCGTCCACCGTGGACAGCGCGGTCTCGACGGCGTCGGCGAGTGCCTGCATCTGATCCGGCCCGTTCGGCGCGTCGGACAGCGCCGGGTAGGGCAGGCCGTAGATGTTGGTGCTGGGCATCGTCCCTCCTAGAACGGGATCACGGTGAGCACGCGGTTGTTGACATGCAGGCTTTGGTTGCCCTCGGCCGTGCCCCGGTATTTGCAGGTGAAGGTGTTCACGCCCTGCCTGAGTCCGTTGTCGGCCGTGACGAACGTGGTCGCGGTGGCCGAACCCCCCACCCCCGCCGGGCCTTTGAGGTAGGCATTGGTCACGGCCGACGCGGGGGGTACGTTCGTGGCGCCGGTGATCTGCACGCCTTGGTGGACTTGGCCTGACTCGTCAAGCACCGGGATGTTGGCGATTTCGATCTCGCACGAGTGGATCACGAGCGCACGCCGCTGCGACCCGATGTAGACGGTCACCTCCGGCCCGTAGGACCCGGGCAAGTCGCCGTAGATGTTGGTGTTGGGCACGGCCGCCAGCTGCGCAACGCGGTCAGAGACGATGCGTTCACCGGCTCCGGCGCCGGGTGCGCGGATCTTGCCGAGGATGAAGTACTGCGTGCCGACCCGTAGCACGCCGACCACGTCGCCGTCCTGGAACGGCTGCACGGCACCGGTGGTGAGGACCTTGAGGTTGGTGAACGCCTGGCCCTTGATCTCGACGGTGTTGAGCCCGGTGAGGTCGTCCCAGGAGAGCACCACGCCGGTATGCCAGCCGAGGAGCGTGGCGCCGGTGACCTGCTGCTGCATTCCAGCGACCAGCAGGGCGGCGATGTCATCCGAGCGCATCGTCGTCACCTCCGACCTTCTCGCGGGTGGTGCCGGTCATCACGGCCTCGGCGTCGAGCGGGATCGTCAGCGTCTCGATGACGTGCGTCTCCGGTGCGGTGCGGTCCGAGTAGGACACGGCGATGGGGTCGAGCGGTTCGAGCGCGACGTTGGGCACCATCGAGAAGTCCACGGAGTAGGGCAGGCCGATGGCGCGCATGAGCATCGCGTTGGCGGCGGCCTGGCACTGGGCGTCGGTGGTGAGGAACGTGGAGCTGTAGAAGCGGGGCACCTTGCCGAACGGGCCGTGCCAGTAGGTCGGCGAGTCGGGGTTGAGGTCGAACGCGACCCCGCGCACCGGCGGGTTCTCCCCGGCCTGCTCGCCGGTGGCGACCACGGCGTTGTAGACGCCCTCGCGGCTGAGCTCGCGGGACAGCTTGGCGACCACGCCGCCACGCCCGTGGTTGACCGCGAACACCGGCTGAGCCGGGTTCGGCGCGGTCTCGACCCGCAGGCGCCCGGCGTAGTCCCAGTACATGATCTTGCCGAGGCTGTCGGCGATGTCCTTGAGGAAGCCGTAACGCGAATCCTCGAGGATATGAGAGCCGGGGAACGTGGTGGTGGCGGCGTCAAAGTCGAACAGCACCACCGCACCGGGGTAGACCTCGCCGACGAGGTGGTCGAAGATCGCCGCCACGCTGGTGCCGGGGCCGAACTCCTGCGGGGCGAGCGGCCGCGCGTCGACGATGCCGGCCATCCGGTCCCGCGCGGTCAGTCGGATCACCCCGTCGGGCGCCTCCTCCTGGCTTGGCGTCTCCAGCCGGTAGTACCCCTGCGACACCCACTCGCGCACGCCGTCGCCGTAGACGATGCCGCGCTCGACGAACAGCTCGTTGCCGTACGGGGTGAGCAGCCCGGTGGCGTCGGCCGGCCACTCGTACTCGGTGGTCATCTCGACCGAGCCGCGGATTTCGGCGGTCGCGTCGAGCCGCACGTCGCCGGTGATGATGGGGATCTCGATCCCGTTGGGGTTCACGCCGGTCTGGCCGGGCGCGCACACCCTTACTCGCGCGCACATGGCGTGCGAGCCGCGGATGGTGGTCAGGAACCGGTCGGTGACGGGTCTCATGGCACGATCACGTCCGTGGGGTCGGCGATGCGGTCGAGCACGTCGGACCAGGTGGGCTCCTCGGCGACCAGGTCAGCCCACGTGGGGAACGCGGCCACGATGTCGGCCCACAGCACGGTTTCGCCGACGATCGTGGCGGGTGGGGCGGCGACCTCGGTCAGCGGTAGGTCGAAGAACCGGCGCCGGGTGCGCTTGCTGTGCTTCTCGATGCGCAGGTCGCCGATCACGGCGTACATGCCGGGGAACGGGCATCCGGCGGGGACGTGCACGAGCACCGGTTCGCCGGTGGCGAAGCAGTATTCGAGCTCCTCGGCGATGTCGAGGTTGGCGGCGGTGATGGTGAGGGTGTAGCGGCGGGAGCCGCGCAGGTCGGTCACCGCGACCGGCAGCGAGCGGGACACGACGTCGAACACCCCGGCGCGGGCCGGGCGGGTGATGTCGCTGAAGTCGGTGGGGGTCACGGCCCGGTTGAGGTAGGGCCGCTGAAGGTTCTTGATCCACACTCGGGTCATGGCTGGGGTGACTGTGGTCTGTTCGCTGCTGAGCAGGTCGGCGGGGCGGAACGCGGCGGTGACGGCGCGGGAGATCGCCGGGGCGCCGCCGGTGATGTCGAAGAAGCTGGACACGACGTCGATGCGGTCGGTCTCGATGAGGTAGCACCAGCAGATCCCGGCGTCGTCGCCGGTGACGCTGGACGGTTCGCCGATCTCGGTGACCGGCATGCCGACGCCTGCCCACTCGTCTTGTTTCCAGCCGCAGATGAGCACGAGGTGGTTGTCGCCGGGCACGGTCAGCGGCGGGTACGGGATGTCCTGCTCGGCGGCGTTGAGCACGGTGTTGGCGGCCGCGGGGACGAGCTCGGCGTTGCGGAACGCGCTGCACTGGGCGAGGGTGTCGGCGCCAGCCACGCCGCCGGTGAAGGTCACCGTCGGCGCGGTGTCGCCGGGGGTGTAGCGGCGGCCGAGGAGCGCGGCGTTGCCGGCGTCGACGAGCTTGCTCCACCCGGCGGGGGTGTCGACGGTGGCTTCGGTGTTGCGGATCGCCGTCCAGATCAGCATCACGTCGCCGTCGACGAGCCCGGCGGGCAGCGCCGGGGTCACCGGCGCGTTGTTGTTTACCGCGGCCGTGCCCGCGCCAATGTAGGAGATAAGGGCCGCGTCCACGTAGGAGGCGCGGTAGTGGTTCGGCATGCCCGGGGTGAATTCGTAGTCGTCCAGCCGGGCCGCACCGGCGTCGAGGGCTACGGTGTCGCCGCCGCGCACGGTGGTCCAGGTGATCTGGTCGGTGGAGCGTTCGATGCGTGCGTAGTCGGCCGCTGCGGGTGCGCCGGTGATGGACAGGCGCACGCGGGACAGGTCGTCGGCGTAGACGGCGGTGAGCGTCATCGCGCGGCCCCCACTCCTTGACTCAGCAGGCGCCGGGTCGTCCGGTCGCGGGAGGTGACCTCGGTGCGGACGATGTCAGTCAGCTCGCGGTCGCCGATGAACACCCGCACCTCGGTCACCGGCTCCGCGGCACCCTCGTTGCCGGGTGTGGCCTGCTCGCGCCCGCCCGACACGGGCAGCGCCTCGGCGGTCAAGTAGTTGCGGGTCACGACACCGGCGCCGCCGAGGCGCGCGGCGATGGCCGGGGCGACCTCGGCCGCGGTGCGCAGCACACCGGTCAGCCCGGCGTCCATCCCGGCCTGTAGGCCCTGCATGATCGCGATGCCCTCGGGCACCAGCAGCTTGCGGTCCTTCTCGATCGGGCCCTTGTTCGCCTTGATCTTGCGGGCGATGTCCTGCGCCTTCGCGATCAGCGAACCCACGCGCGAGTCCATGCCGGCACCGAGGCTCTGCATGATCGCCGAACCCTCGGAGTGCAGCGACAACCCCGAGAACGCGCCCCGCACCTGCCGGGCCGCGTTCTGCGCCGTCTTGCGGTTGAGGTCGCCCTGCCGCTGCGTCGCGGCGACCATCCGCGCCCACGCGTTGTTGTTCCCGGTCGCGGCGGCGTTGAGGTTGTTCACCCAGCCGCCGCGCAGGCCGTTGCTCTGCGACTTCGCGCTCGCCGCGGCGGCGCGGGACTTGGCGCTGGCGTCGCGGGCGATTTTGTCCCAGATCGTCGCGTTGCTCGACGAGGTGGCCGCCATCTGCGACCACCAACCGTTCTTGGCGTCGGTGGCCGCGTTCTTCGCTGCCAGCGATGCCCAGAATCCCTTCGCCTGTACCTCGCTCGCGACCCGCGACCACGTGGTCGTGGTGTCGCCGACGATCTGACCGGCAGAGGTGTTCCACGCCTCCCGCGCGGTCTGGCCCGAGAAGGCGACGATGGTGGAAAGGTCGATGCCGAACATGCGGGCGGTGTTGGCCATCTTCGCCCAGCCGGCTTCGTACTCGCCGACGGCCATCGCGGTGCCGTCGATGACCGGCTTCCACAGTCCTTGCCGGGTGACGAAGTCGAACGCGCGGGAGAACCCGAGCTCGGTGGCCTCGCCGAGGCCCATCGCCTTGCCGGTGACCGCGTCGGTCACCGAGTCGGGGAACAGGGTGTCGGCGAGGTCCAGGCCCCAGGTCACGAGTAGGGCGCGGCTGGCGGTCCGCATCGCCGTGCCGAAGAACTTCCCGGCCTTCGAGCCCTTGTCCTTGCTGGCTTTCTGTGCGCCGTCGGCGGCCCCGTTGACGTAGTTGCGGCCGTCGCGCTGCCCGTCGCGCTTCGAGCCCTTCCACGCCAGCGCGCCCGCGATCACCTTGCCGACGCCCTTGAGTTTGCCCGCGGCCTTGACCAGCGCGCCGAGCGCCGCGGCGGCGAACAGGACCTTGACGCCGAGCCCGTCGGCGGCGGCCATCATGTCCAGCAGCCAGCCCACCAGCGGGCCAATGATCGCCGCGAGATCCTCCAGGGCGGGGGCGAGATCCTGCTCGACGAAGTTCGCCAGCGCGTCCACGACCCGGCCGAGCGGCCCGATGATCGGCGCGAGCAGCTTCAACGCCGGTTCCAGCAGCGACACCACGATCCGCGACAGGTCCTCGAGGATCGCGCCGAGCGTGCGGAACACCTCCTGCCCCTCGGCAGACTCGACGAACTCCTTCACCGTCGCGATCGCCGGGCCGAGGGTGCCGCCGAGACCCGCGCCGCCCTCCTCCAGGGCGGAGAACACGGCGGTGACGATGTCCCACAGGTCGCCGAACACGGCGCCGACCTCGCGGACGGTGTCGATGCCCTCCTGCATCCACTCCCGCAGCCGACCGGACTCCCGGGCCTGCTCGATGAAGTCTGCGAACCGCTCCGCAGCGTCTCCGGCGCCCTCGGTGAGGTCGGCGAACACATCGCCACCGACGGCGGCAATGTCCAAAAGGGCTTCGCCGATCGGGGCGAGCGCGCGGCCGAGGTTGGTGATGATCCGCGCCGAGCCACCCAAGATCTGGTTCAGGGTCTTGGTGTTGCGGGCCTCCTCCAGCATCCCGGTGAACCGGGCCGCCGTGCGCGACACCGCGATCGCCACGTCGTCGAGCCCGTCACCGAGCTTCGGCAGCAACGCCATCAAGCTCTCAACGGCGGGTTCCATCGCGTGGTAGAAGGTCCGTGACACCCGCGCGCGTAGCTTGTCCAGCGTCGGGTTCAGCCGCTCGAACTGGCGCTGGATACCCTCGGCGCCCAGCTTGACCGCAGCGATGCCCGCGACTGCGGCCGCGGCGATCCCGGGCAGCAGCCCGAGCGCCCCCGACGCCGAGGCGATCACACCGGCCAGGCCGCCGACGAGCCCGATCAACGTGTTGAGCGAGGCGCCAGCTAGCGCGAGCTTCAGAAACGAGCTCGAGAAGCGGAGCACAAAACCGCGGGCGCGCTCCAGGACGTTGCCGATCCGGTCGATGCCCAGCCGGGCGCGCAACGACGAGCGGCGCGCCTCGTCCATCGCGCGCGCGGCCTCGCGCTGCGCCTCGCCGTAGGCTTGCGCGGCCTCGCGCCCGCTGGCCTGCGCCGCGGCGACCGCGCGCGTGGCCTTGGCGACATTGGCCTCCGCGGCGGCCAACGCCGACGCCTTCACCACCGCCGCCGAGCGCACCTCTTGCAGCCGCGCCTGCGCGATCTTGAGCTTCTCGGTGGCGTCGGCCTCGGCGTCGTAGGCCTTGCGGACACGCGCCGCAGCGGCTTCGACTGCCCTGTTGTACTGGGTGACGTTGCTCGTCGAGGCGCGCAACTCTTCCCGCACCCGGTTCGCCGCGGCGCGCAGGCGCTGCGCGGTGCCGTCGAACCGGATCCGGATCGTGCGCTGGCTATCGGCCACAGTGGATCACCCGCCCCGGCCGAACTTGCGCGCGATCTCCGAGGCGGCCTCGTTCCACTCCCGCGCGATCCGGGCTTGTTGCGACTCGATGACCGGGAAGAACCAGTACGCGTCCTGGCCGCGGTGCGGCCGGTACTGGCGACCCCGCGCGCCGCGGTAGCGGGGTGCTGCGTACCAGCCGGAGCGGCGGTTCATGCCGAACACTGACGCGAACAGCAGCCCGTAGGCCGGGGTCTTGTGCCGGCCGAGGCGTCGGGTGCCGCCCGCCTCGACCACCGGCACCCGGTCTCGGCGCGCCTTGACCGTGGTGGCCACGAGCTTGGACTGCGGCGCAGCGTCGGCCATGCCGTCGGCGCGGGCCTGCTCGGCCAGCACCGTGGCCAGCTTCATCGACCGCTCGCGCAGCTCCTCGTTCGCGTCCTTCGGCAGGGCCTGCAGCGCCTGCAGGGTGTCGCGCACACCGTCGATGCGCAGGCGCACGGTCAATGCGGTGCCGGCCATCCGTGCGCCTCCTCCGTTAGCCCGACAGCTGCATTCCTGTCGGGCCTCCGGCCCCGGGCGCACGATTACCGCGTGCGGCGGTCCTGCTCTCGTTCACCACGTCGAGCGCGGTGAAGATGGTGCGCTCGTCTTCGCCCATCCACGCGCTCGGCGCGGTGTTGGTCGCGATCGCCAGCTCGATGACGAGCCGGGTCAGCGACCCTACTGGGTAGGGTCCAGCTCGTCCTCGTCGTCGTCCTCGTCCTTGCGGTCGAGGTCGAGCTCGTAGGTCTCCTCGAACTCCTTGAGCGTCCCGCCGAAAGCGTTGATGCGACGGGCAGCGAACCACGCGATCTTGTACAGATCGGCGAGGTGCATGTTGTCGATGAAGCTGCCGAACGAGGCGCCCTTAGTGGTGCGCTCCCAGTTCAAAATGTCCTTGCTGCTGCTCTCGACCTCGATCGGATCACCGTTGTCGGGCGTGAGCGTGAGCTTGAGCTTCACAGCGCGAACACTCCTCTCGTGACACCGGTCAACGTGCCGGTGTAGTCCACATAGGCCCGTCCCGCGTCGGGCGAACCGACCGGCCGACCGAACGTCGACGGGCTCAGCGGCCCGATGTAGCGGGTCTCGCCGTCCGGGACGGCGACGGCGAGCTCCTCCAGGTCCAGACCGTCGACCGTGACCGGTGTCTGCACCGCCACCGTCAGGGACGCGCCGGACGCGTTGTCGACAACCAGGAACAGGCGGCCGGTGTCGATCACGTCCCCGTCGACGTTTGGTGGCCCCGCCAGCACGGGGGTGGTCCCTTCTTTGACGATCGGCTGCGTCGTCAGAGAGGTACGCGCCATGATCAGGCCACCCTTTCGTAGGTCAGGCCGGCGCCGAGGGTGCCGATGATCGGCAGCGTGACCTCGGTGATCTCGGTGGTGCGCGAGTCTCCACCGACCGGGCCCGGCTTGATCAGCACCTTGCCGGTGTAGCGCACGTGCTCGCCTGGGATGTCCGGGTGGTGGTCGAGCACGAACTCGACCTCTTCGTTGGCGTGGGTCCACAGGAAGTCCGAGAACCCGTTCGACCGCCAGTCCGAGAACGCGGTCAGCTGCAGGGTGGGCTCGTCGTCGGTCTCCTCGACGAACTGCCCGTCGGGGCAGTAGGTGTACTGCCGCTCGCCATCCTGCGTCCCCGGGTCCAGGATCCAGGACCGGATCTGGCACTCGAACGCGATGCCGCCGGCGGTGAAGTTGATCAGCTTGAGGCGTCGCTGGTGCACGCTCATTACAGGCTCACCTCCACGGTGATTTCGTAGGACGGCAGGTCGCTGCCGCCCGAGTTGAATAGGCCGGGGTCCGCTGTGGACACCGCAGCATCGGGCAGCAGTGAGTCGATGGCCTCAGCCACACGTGGCACGAGCTCCAGCAGTCGCTCCACCGACCGCTTGTCCATCGCGACCATCACGACCACGACGAACGTCGCCGAGGTGGGTTCCGGGCAGCCGGACTCCCACCGCAGCCGGGGCGGCGCCACGAACACGCCCGGCGGGCGGATTGTGGCGGACGGGTCCTCGTACACCCGCACGCCGTCGACCGTGCGCACGGCGGCGCGCAGCTCCTCGGCGTGCTCGGCGACGAGCTCGGCGGTGCTCATCCGACCACCGGCCTCGCGTGCCGGCCGAGGCGCAGCAGCCGGTCGATGTCCGGGTCGAATGACTGCACCCGCGCCGAGCCCTGATCCGCCATCGTGACCAGCCCGTCCGGCGAGCGACGCCGGGTGTCCCAGCGCCGGGCGAGCATCAGCGTGCCGAGCTTGAGGTCAGCGTCGGGTGCGGGCAGGTCGCACAGCGGGTCGAAGTTGAAGTTGAATCGCCCTTTGTGGACGCGTTCGACGAACGCGACCGCGGCATCGAGGTCGCGCTGCAACCGCTCGTCCTCGGCCGGGTCGTCGGGACGCTCGTCGGTCTCGTCCTCGTCGAGCTCGTTCTTGAGCTCGCCGAGCGTGACCCACGGCTTGGCCTCCAGCACCCTGCTCACCGCCTCCGCTGCAGATGGTGCTCGGGCACCCATCCGTCGGCGGTGGGCACCATCCACACCGGGCGCCGAGCCCCGGCCGGACGGTCGGGTGTCGGCTGCGCGGCCGGGCGCTCCTTGACGTCCGCGGCCGGCGCCTCACCCTCGGCGGGCCCGTTGGTGCCGTCGGCGGACGGCTCGGGCTCGTCGACCGGTGCCTGCTCGGCCGGGGCCGCGTCCGAGTCGGTCTCGACCTGCTCCTCGGGTGCCCCCTCGACACCCTCGGCGGCGAGCAGATCGATGATCTCTTCGCGCGACAGCGACGCCCACGACTCGGCCGGCGAGTCGGTCACGGCGGCCGCGTACTCGCGCCACGCCGCCACCCCCGAGCCCGGGCCGCTCGTCGGCGGCCGCTGGGGGATCTCCTGCTCGCTCACGATCAGACCCCGCTCGTGGTGTCATAGGAGATGCGCCGCACGCCGTCGACGCGCGTGCAGGCCAGCGCCTTGTAGCCCCACACGCCGATGTCGACGAACGCGACCCGGTACTCGAAGTCCAGCCGCTGCGGAGCGGACGCCCAGCCGTGCACGTCCTCCCGGTCGTACAGGTAGGAGTTGCTCGCCGTGCCGTCGGTGAACGGGAGCGCCCACGAGGGCACGCCCGCGAGACCAGCGATCGCCAGCGCGGCGAACAGCGGGGAGGCGGTGCCGTCGGCGTTCTGCGCGCCGAGGATCGGGAACAGTGGCCGCCCGTTGCCGTCCTTCGCGTCCGCGAGCGCGGTGTAGAGGCCCTGCTCGAGCTTGAAGTCGCGGAACCGGAAGCCGCCGCGGACGAACTGCAGTGCGGCGAGCGCCTGCTTGACCTCGGAGGCGAGCGCGCTGTCGACCGCGCCCGCGGTGAGCGTGATCGTGGTCGGCGCGAGCGACTCCAGCAACGCGGCGGCGGCCTCCTCCAGAGCCTCGTAGTACTTGCGGACGATCTGCCGCCACAGGATGACCGACAGCTGCGGGTTACCGCCCTGGTCCCAGGTCTCGCGCGTGACCTCCACCTTGCCCGACACGGCGGACGGGGTGATGGTCTGCGACGTGGTCGCGAAGTTGCCGGTGGTGGGCTCGACGCCCTCCGTGTGGTTGTTGACCAGGTTCGACGAGCTGGCGAACTTCGGCAGCACGAACGGCGTGTTGTCACCGATCGCGCCCTTGTTGATCGAGTCCCACAGCGGCGTGGGGTACTGCAGCTCGTCGACGTAGAGGTCGGGCCGCTGCCGTGCCGGGTTCAGGCTCGACACGTCCCCGGTGGAGACGAACCGCGCGCCCGGCTCGAAGCACTCCTTGATCCAGTCGATCACCCGGCGCTCGGCGTCGTGGTCCTTTTTGGACATGGCGATGATGTCGCTGGAGAAGTCGAACTTGCCGCCGATGCCGTCGAACCGGTACAGCGGCTCCTCGTTCACCTGGAACTGCGCCTTGCGCTTGGTCGGGTCGACGTGGTCGGGCCCTTCTCCGCCGCCGTTCTGCTGCAGCTCGACGAGTTGCTTGATCGCGTCGGTGAACGCGCCGGTCTGGCTGGTGAACGCCTCCACAGCCGCGGTGAACGCGGCGGCGGTCTCGGCGTCCGGCCCGGCGGCCGGAGTGTCCTTGGTGCCCTGCGGCGCGTCGGGCTTGCCTGCCATCGTGTTGTCCTTCCGTGATGCCTTGACGCCCGACACCCGGGCGTCGTCGAATGCGGGGAACCCGGTGATCGCGACGCCGGCCAGCCGCGCGTCGGAGACCAGCCGCACCATGTCGTCGTCGGGGTCACGCGCCCAGCTGGAACCGTCCTCGGCGAACTCGGCCTCGATCGAGAACCCGTCGAGCACCTTGTCTTCGGCCTTCATCAGCACCGCGTCGCCGTCGGCGCCGCGCGCGATCTTGAACGTGCCCTCCAGGCCCTTGTCCGTGGATTCGAGCTTGGTGGCGTAGCCGATGGCCTCGGACCGGTTGTGGTCCCGGTTGAGTTTCACCCGAGACACGTCCGACCAACTGAGGCTGTCCTTGTTGAACCGGTACTTCGACCATCCGCTGCGGGCCACCTTGTTCCACGGCACCAGCAGCCCCGACACCGTGCGCTTCTCGGCGTCGACACGGAAGTTCGCATCGGCCTCCGGGATCTCGAACGCGATCCGTTCGGTGCCCGCGCTGTCGTCGCTGAACGTGGCGATGTCGAACGTGGCCACGCTCGGGCCGGGGTTGTGGTCGCGGGTACGGGCTCGGGACATGCGGGACTCCTCGGGCTCCTGCTCGGGCTGGGATGCGGGCCGTGGACGGCGGGCGGGCTCGACCGGGACCGCGGGCAGGCCCTCCATCTCGCGGACCTCCTGCACGGACACCACGCCGTTGGTCAACCCGGTCTGGTATGTCGTCCACCGCTCGGTGGGGTTCGCGCGCATGTACTCGTCGAGGTTGAAACCGACGGCCTGGCCGCGAGCGGTGACGTCGTTCATGGACAGCCGGTCAGTGATCGCCCGCATGTACGGCGCGAGCACGTCGTTGATCCGATCGCGCCGCCGGTCGACCGCGTTCTGATACGTCCGCGTGGTGGTCGACACCTGCAGGTCCTCGGCGTCCAGGCCGAGCGCGTTCGCGATCTCCACGGTCGCCTGCCGCTGCAGCTGCGCCAACTGCAGATCCGCCGGCGACGGAACGTCGACGGTTTCGTACTGCAGCGAGGCGGGCACGTACGCGGTCGAGCGAGCGCGGCGCGCCTTGCGCCAGTCGTCGAGGATCTGCTTGACCTCGTCGTCGTTCGCGGGATCGGCGTTGTCGGCAGGCCGGAAGTAGTCGAGCGGGCGCGGGTCGTTCGCGTACGTGGCGGCGGCCTGCTCCAACAGGATCGCCCGCCGGATCGCCCGCGCGGCCGCGGTGAGGATGCCGGGGTTCGGTGAGTCGAACCGGATCACATCGCGGCCGTCGACGGGCTCGCCGTTGACCCACACCACCCCGGCGGGCAGCTTCTGCCCGGACGGCAGCGTGCGCAGCTTGCGCCACGCATCCGCCGGCGGCTGCAGCGACACCGTGCCGACGTCGAGGTGAATGGCCTCCTGCGGGAACCCGTTCGCGAGCCGCTTGGTGACCTGCCACCACGAGATGCCCTCGAACACCAGATCTTCGACGGTCTGGCTCAGCGTGACGACGTTGGGCACGTTCGGGTCGATCTGCTCCAGCAGCGGCGTGCGCAGCTCGACGCGCGCACGGTCGCGCGTGACCAGCGGCAGCGTGGCAATCGAGCACAGCAGGTTCCGGCCCCGCAGCACCGCAGGCACCGACAGCGCCGCCGCGCGGGACACCGGCCGGTTCGAGGCGGCCCGGATCGCGTCAAGGACCGGCGACGGCTCAGCGCCGTCAACGGGGCTGGTCAGGTCGTGCGAGAACGTCACCGACGGCTCGGGTACGCGCCCGGAAGCGCGTACCTCCACCGCCCGGAACAGACTCCGCCACCAACCCACGCGGATAACAATACCGGTATAGAAATACCGGTCTCGGGTCGCTAGGCGACGTCCGGCGTGTCGTCGGCGACGATGATGCGCGGCTTGCCCACCGGGGCGGGCAGCGTCCGCGCCAGGTGCACCGCGCCGGCCACCGCGTACATCCCGTCCACGTGGCCGGAGCCGCGGCGGGTGAACCGCCACGCGTCGCCCTGCACGAGCTTCTCCGCGGCCTCGGCCTGCGCGTTGAGCAGCGGGTCGTCGGAGTGCAGGACGTACTCGTTCTTCACCAGGTCAGCGAAGCCCATGCACACCGCGGGAACGTCCTTGCGGATCTCCTCCACCTTCACCGCGCGCGGCGGCCACCCCTTGCGCTCGGCCAGGTCCGCGGCGACCGCGGCCGCCGGACCGTTCGGCAGCCAGCCGAACACCTGCGGGCGCACCGTTGCCACGAGGTCGGGCAGCTCGCGGCGCAGCGCCACCGTGTCGGTCCAGGCCGCGACGACCTCGACGCGCACCCGGCCGCTCGGCAACACTGCGGCGGCGGCCAGCGTCACGTGCTGCGAGTCCGGGGCCACGTCCAGGCACAGCGCCACCCGCGACCGCAACGCGGCCAGCGTGCCCGGCTTGTTCCCGGCAGCCCACCCGGCGGCGTCGATCGCCGGGTCAAGCCTCGGCACCCGCATGCACATGTTCTCGGTCTTGAACCCGGCCAGCTTGTCGCCGCCCTTCTCCATCGCTGTCTTGGCGTCGCCGAGCAGCGCGTCAGGGTCGATCCGGTGGCCGAGGTTCGGGTTGGCCTGCGCGAGCGCGTCGAGGTCCAGCGGCGACGAACCGTCCGGGGCCGAGTACTCGAACAGGCCGAGCCGCGGGTCACCCTCGCCGGTTTCGATGAACTGCAGCGCCGAATCGCGCCAATCGTTCAACACGATCGATTTGTCGGAGCCTGCGTTGCTCAGCGCCCAGATCTGCGCGTCCCGCACCGCGTTCGTGGCCGGCACCGCGGCGTCGTGCGCCTCGTAACTGTGGTGCTGGCGTAGCTCGTCGAGCACCAGGCGGTCGATCGTGAGCGACCGGCCGCCCTCCTCGTTCGACGCCGCGATCTTGTACCGCGAGCCCCCGCCCGTCTCGGTCGGCGCCGCGCGCCACAGGTGCGTCTCGCCGTTCGCCTCGCGGATGCCGCCCTTGCGCGGGATCTCGGCCGCGAGCTCGGGCACCCGCCGCGCCAGGTTGACCGCCTTGAGCCACGACTCCTTGGCGTAGTCGACTTTCGTCGACGTGCCCAGCACCATCGGCACGCGCTCGACGTACATCCAGTACAGCGTGAGCACGACGAGCAGCTCGGTCTTGCCGTTCTGCCGCGAGACGAGCACCAGCACCTTGCGGAACCGCGGCCGCCCGTCCGGCAGCAGCTCGCCCGCGTGAATGACGACCCACTCCTGCCACGGGTCGAGCGGATGCCCGAGCACATCACGGGCGAAGTCGCACACCTCGAACCCATACGAGGTGTCCGGCGTCAGCTCACGAAGAGGTGGCGTCCACAGGCGCGGCACCGTGCGCCCGACGATCCCGCCGCTTCCGTAGCTCGTCGAGAGCAGAGGACTGGCCTCCAGTGGCGGCATTCGGCTGCACCCCCTTCACAATCGCCCTGCGCGCCGCAGGCGTCGCGCCGAGCGACTCCAGCACCGCCAGCATCGCCCGCCCCAGCTCGGCCACCGTGCGCCCGCTCGTCTCCTGATCGATCGCCGTCGCCAGCCGCCGCGCCAGCGCTTCGCCCGCCTTGTCCTGCTCGCCGAGCTGGAGCGTCTTGAGCGTCTTATTCAGCGCGGCGTAGACCGCCCGCGACGTCCGCGTCGGCTTGCTCGGCGAGCGCTTCGGCGGCGTCACGCCATACCCCACGCGGTGTGCACAAACGCCAGGGAGAGAGAGGACATAAGGGCGCGGATGTCCGCCCCCGCCAGGGTCGGGAAAAACCGCAGGTCAGAGCATATGTCCACTGTGTACCCCTGTTTCCGCAGGTCAGAGCATTGCCATGCATCGCACGCGCGCATGCTCATCATCATGATCACCATCGTGTCATCGGTCGGGGCGCTGGGTCCGGCTGTGCGGTGGGGTCGCCAGCGTCGAGGTTGCACTTGCGGTGCGCGGCCACGAGGAACTCCGGGTCGTCGCCGTACGCCTTGCCCTTGGTGTGGTGGACGTGCGCGCTGTACGGGTGCGGGTGCCGTAGGTACTTGCTGATCGGCTTGCCGCACAGCTGGCAGATCCACCGGTCGCGGGTGAGCACGAACGGCCGGACTATCTCGCGCCATCGGCGGGTACTGCCGCCCTTCCATGATTGACTCATGGGCTCCGCCACTCGTTGGGGTCGTAGCCGACCGTGCGCATGGCGTCGTAGATCTTGCTGCGGGCGATGCGGGAGGCGTCGGCCAGCTGCTGGCTGGTGGCCCCGGCCTGCTTGGCTGTGACCATCGCGCGGCGCAGCTCACGCTGCAGCTCTTCGATCTGGTCGGCGATCTCGCGGACGCGGTCCAGTTCGGGCGGGGGTGGCGTGGGCTTGCGCGGCATGGCTGCTCCTGGGCTATCCTCGGCGCGGAGTTTCTTCCTCGGGCCCCGGTCGGCTGTGTCAGAGCCGCCGGGGCCTTTCACGTGGTCTACAGGGTGGAGGACTCCGGGGCGCCGGGGCGGCGACTGGCTGCCGCCGCCCCGGTTGGTTCACCCGATGATCGAGCCGAGGTGTTCAGCGTCGAGGCGACCCCTCACGACTCGGACCGAGCACGCGAAGTCGAACCGCGTGTCCTTCCGGTTGTGCACGCCCCGCCAGTTGTAGCGGTCCGAGACTGTGGCCGCGCGAGCCCGGATGTTCTCTCGCTTCCACTGCTCGAACTCGGCGGGGTCCTGGATGTGCGCCTGGACGGTGATCAGCCGGTTGGTGACCGTGACCACGAGGATCACTGTCGAGGGCATCCGGCCCTCGGCCTGGTCAACCTTGAGATCCGAGAGGATCCGTCCGGCCACCCGGTAGAGGTCTTCGCCAGCACTCTCGTGATAGCGGACCCCGTAGAACCGGTCATCGGCGAACATGTCGTCCATCCGAAGTTCCTTCCACTCTGTAGTTATCCCCCGAGGGTGGTGTCAGCACCCGGTGTTCGGGGGCTGTCCCGTTCGGGACTCCTCTATTATGTCCCATATGGGGACACTATCGCAAGTGGACTTTGGGTGGTGCGGGTCACTCTAGCCGTCGAGCAGCTCGCGTGCCTTCTCCGAGGCCAGCTGCTGCGCACGCTCAGCGCTCGCCGCGTACGCATTCACGTAGCGCCACTCGCGACCATGCACAGCGGCCTCCAGGTCCGCGGCGTGCTCGTCGACGTGCACACGCTCACCGGGCATGTCCTCGGTATTCAGGACGAGCCGTGACGCGCCCGCCAGCCGTTCCGGCTGGCTCAGCTCGTACCGCTGGCCGACGTGCACGGTGGCCCGGCACAGCCACACGTGCGCCACGAACGTCTCACCAGGGGGCACTACGCGCACCGGCGCCACGAAGTGACCGGGGCCGAGCTCGGACACGACGACCTCGGCATCGAACCTCTCAGGGAACGCCGCGACGAGCTCGGGCACCTCGCCGACCGTGCGAACGATCACGGACAACTCAGTCTTCGACATGGGTCTCATCCTGCCTGCTCAAGTGAGGTGATCTCGATCCACGCGCCGGGTTTCTCGTCGAGTGCTTGGTAGATCTTCGTGGCGTGCAGGTTGACGACCTGCGCGTCGTCCTGCCACACGTGCGCGCTGCCGATGGCGTCGAGCACGGCCCGGGCGAGCTTGTCGATGTCCGGCTTGCCAGCGGGCAGCCTGGGCGCGTTGTCGCGCAGCCGCTCGGCGTTGCGGCCGGTGCGGTAGTGCGACTTCGGCCGAGGCATGACGAACTGGATGGTCACGGCGAGAGGGCCGGCGAGTGGGTGCGCGTTGTCGTGCTCGGCGAGCAGGGCTTGCCGGATGTCCTCGCGCCACGGGCGGACGGCTTTCGAGGACTCGACCATGACGCCGTTGCCGACGTGCCGCTTGCTGCCCTGCGGGGCGGGCTTGCCGGGCACGAACAGGTGCACCCTGTGGGCGGCCCACGGGTCGTGTCCGAGCATGTAGGCGGGTGTGCTCGTGGTCAACGGGTCTCCTCGGGTTGTGTGCGGGCGGGGTGGTAGCCGCGCATTGGTCGGCGTCGGCCTCGGCCGGTGTGGACGGTGCAGGGTTGGCCGGGAAGGGCACGGCATGGCTCGTGCGGGCACCGGCGCAGTTTCGGGTTGTCGCGTGTGGCGGCCTGGTCCTGGTCGGCGCCGGTGCGGTTCCAGAACAGGGCGGCGGGGGCCATGCCGGTGGGCGCCTGGCCGCGCTGCTTGCGGGTGGTCACGATGCCTCGGAGCGTGCTCGTGGTCGGTGGTCGCAGCGTTCGGTTAGTGGGCCGAGGTGCTTGCCGTCAGGGTGCCAGCGCCAGCCTTCGCCGTCGCACAACCGGCATCGGGCGATGGCGCTTTGGGCGGCCCGGTGGCGCTCGGCCTGGTGGCTGTCCCACGCTTCGGCTGCGCGGCGTGCGTCGGCGCAGGCACCGCACGGTGGCGGCCGCTCGTCGCCGAGGTGGTGCGGACAGCGATCCGCTGGTCGAGGCCGAGATCCCTCGAGGTTTTCGGGGGTGGGGGGCGTGCCCGCGCGTTCGGAAGGTGACTGCCCCTCCCCAAGGTGACCACTAATAGGGACGGGAACGGGGACGGGAACGGGTGTGCTGTGACTCCCGTGTGGATTCCCGCGTGAGTCCACTGTGGTGTCCTTGGTGGTGTCCCGTTGGGACACTTCGCGGGACGTGTTGCCCTTCCGCTTGCGGCGTTGCTCGGCTTTGCGCTCGCGCCACGCCTCGCGCTCGGCCTCGACGGTGGCGCGGGTGGGCTGGTAGTCGGCCCAGTCGTGGAACACGTAACCGTGCTCGCCGTCGACCTCGGTGCGCTCCCACAGGCCGACGTCGACGAGCCGCTTCGCGTAGCGGTGGCGCGGGTCCCACGCCTCGACTTGCTCGTCGGGCACAAACCCGTCGGCGACGTTCGTGTCGACGTTGTCGGCGCACCACGTCCCCGCCAGCTCCCACAAGCCGACCGCTGGCAGCTTGTCCTTGCCGAGCTTGCGGACCTTGGGGTGCCGGTAGAACGAGTCATCCGACTTGAACCAGGGCATCAGGCAGGCACCTTTCGTGCTGGGTGCGCCGGGAGGCCGAGGCGGTCTCGGATCCTCGCGGCCGTGTAGGTGGACATGCGTGTGTGGGTGGCGATCTCGACGTCGGTCCATCCGTTGAGCCACAGGCGGTACAGCAGCTGGTCGATCTCGGTCGGGTCGACGAGCGCGAGAGCCTCGGCGGGCATCTCGCCGCGCCAGCACATGGCGCGCAGGCGGTGCAGCGAGATGCGGCGGACGTCGGGCCGGTCGGGCTCGGCGTAGCCGTGGACGTGCAGGCTCACCGGGGCACCTCCGGTCGTCTCTCGGGTGTTGGGGCCGCCCCGCGCACTCCTCGGGGCGGCCCCAGCGGGTCACTGGTCGTGGTGGGGTGGCGTGGCGGCCGGGACGTGCACGAGCGTCACGGGGCCGGACAGTGCGAGCAGCAGCGGCCACGACAGCGCGCGGTGCTGGTCGTAGAGGCCGGCGGGGAACCAGCGGTTGAAGTCGTGCGGGTGGTTCCAGCGCGGGGCGTCGTCGGCGTCGACGCGGCGCTGCCACGCGAGCCCGTTGGACGTGACCACGACTGCGCCGGGCTCGGGCTCGGTGGGCAGCTGGGCGGTGAGGATCTTCGGCAGCTCCGACATGGCGTCTACTCCTCGTCCGCGACGGGCAGGTCGGGCTCGAACACGTCGCCGTCCGGCGAGCTGCCCTCGCTGAGCGTGTCCCACGACTGGTGGGCGTGGATCGCTCCGCGGTAGCGCTGGCCGATCTGCACCAGCACTCGGGACCGCTGGTGGTAGCGGTAGGTCTGCACCAGCTCGCCGCGGGACTTGGCGACCTTGTTGAACGGTTCCAGCAGCGACGGCGAGAAGTCCGTGCGCGGCAGTAGCGAGCCCCACTCGTCGAGCAGCCGGGGCACCTCGCGCAGCGCCCCGAACACGCGCGGGTAGTCGGCGACCGGGCCGTCGCTGAATCGCACCGTGAGCCCGTCTCCGAACAGGTGCGGGTCCTCGCTGATCACGATCATGTCGGCGTCACGCCGAATCTCGACGGTGTGCTCGCGGTGCTCGGCGAGCTTCGGCTTGTACGCAGCGATGACGGCGCGCACGTCGGCGAGTGGCCACAGCATCGGGCGTGCCATGCGCCCGTAGGCGTCGACGTGGCACTGCCCGATCACGCGCGCGTTCGTCGAGGTGCCGACGAGGAGGTCGGTTTGGCCGGGCTCGTCGCCTCGGTCGGCGCGTTCGGAGTGCAGCAGCACGCCCTCGGATGCGCCGCCGCTGCCCCGGGCGGCGGTGTGCACGAGGTCGCCGAGCAGCTGCACGAGCCGGGCGGTTTCGATGCGGATCAACGGGCTCTCCTCCTGTGGTGGTCTGCCTTCGGGCAGGTGGCGAAGTGGGCGAGACGCAGCGGGATGCGGCGTGCGCGGGACATGCGGGCCTGCCCCGCGGTGAGCACGGCGGCGGCGAGCTGCCCGTCCTGGAGGGCGAGCAGCACGTTGCCGTTGCTGGCGGGATCGGCGTTGACGGGCATGCGCTCGCCGTCGCGGGTGGTGGCCCACAAGATCCGGGCGCGGCACGACTTGCACATGTCCCGGAACGGGGCCAGGGCAGCTCCCGCCGGCGTCGTCACGACGTCGCCCCACGCGCCGCCTCGGGGCTGAGGAACCGTGTGGTGACGTCGCGCAGGGGCGCGTCGGCGGCGAGCACCATGCTCGCCCACGGCCCCGCTTGACCGAGCGGCCCGCTGTCCTCGCCCCACGCCCAGCCGGTGACCGTGCGGTAGAGCCACGCGTGGTTCGTCTTGCTGTCCGGGTCGTAGAGCACGTGGACCTGGGCGGGCGGCTCGTCGTCGCCCGGGCCCCACGTGCGGCCTGGGGCGGGCTGCTGCACGTCGGGGTAGGGCTCGCTGTCGATGTCGGCGACCTTCGCCGCGAACAGCTGGCCGAGCTCGTCGAGCTTGTCGACGACCTGGCCGAGCCGGTCGGCGACCGCGAGGCTGGC